CAAACATGGTAATGTATTTGATTTAATGGATGGGTTCTCGCAATGGAATGCGGCTAATCCAAAGTATAAAGAAAATTGTTCTCATCGCATTACCTTTATGAATGAAAAGATTTTACCTAACCTTCCAAAGATTGATTGTGGATTGTTTATGGTAGGATTTGCGGGTCAACATAATGTTGTTGGAAAGACTTATAAGTCACCTGGTGTATTAGCAAAACCATTGTGTTGTCACAATACCTACACTGGTCCATATATGGAGTTCTTAAATAAAACAGGAATACCGCATGCATTTGTTTTAAATGACCCTAGACTCTGGCCGGGTTCTATGTATGACTTATTCAATCCACCAAAAGTAGTGTTGAGCCAATATGACGAAACTATAGAATTTAAACATCAAGTTTCTTATAAAGATACTACAAAGGTTGTCAAAGATATTGGTGCGATATATGCTGAGGTAGAGACTACCTTTCTTATTGGAAAACAAGATACTCAAGGCATGATGCGATTTCTTGACAAGCCAATGAAAGATATTAAGATGATGGTTATTTGTAATGAAGGTAATCCATCACGATATAAAGATTTGAAACACTATGTACTTGACCATGTTCAAGATGTAGATATCTATGGTAAGTGGAATGTTAAAACAAAAAGAATAAGTGAAGACCCTAGATTCAAAGGACCGAAGAAATTCAATGAGCTACAGAGTATGCTAGAAAGAGTTAAGTATACTTTTTGTATTCCAATTAAAAAAGGTTGGGCAACTGCTAAGTTTTGGGAAATGGCTCATTATGGTATTATCCCGTTTCTTCACCCCGACTATGACGAACAAGATAATTTAAATGTTGATGACTTTTTTAGAATTAAAGATTCAAAAGACCTTCACGATAAAATAGAACTATTAGAAAACGACCATACTGAATATTGCCACAAAAAGAATCTTCTTGACAATATGTTAAAAATGTCGTATTATGATGGTACAAGATTAAATGATATAGCAATGATGACTATAAAAGAAATGATGAGAAAGTATGGCTGATTGGGAACAAACGTTAGTAGTAGATTTTGATGATACAATTGCATTCACCAAAAAACGTGATTGGAAAAGAGCATTACCAAATAAACCTTTAATTGATAAATTAAATGACCTTGAAAGAAAGGGGTGGGATATTCATATAGTAACTGCGCGAGGATCACTTTCTTGCGCTAATCGCGAAGAGGCCGATAAAACATATCGACCACAAATAGAAGAATGGCTAGCTCAACATCATGTTCGTTATACTTCATTATGTTTTCAGAAAAAGCTAGGATTGTATTACATTGATGATAAAGGTATTACGCCAGATGATTTTGTAAATACTTTTGAGACTGAAGAACTTTTTGGTTGGAGCGGTGATAGAGTTTATATTGATAAAGCAACCGGTGATGTTATAAAGATACATAAAAAATATCCAGGTAAAGTAACTGAATGGTATGAAGCTGCAGAAGACCGAGGATTTAAAGTTCCAAAGATTCGCTCACTGATTGGTAATACAATTAGAATGGAAAGACTTTACCCTTTTAAATCTGGCACTATCGATTCTATTATACAAAAGATTATGAAGTTTGATGGTCGAGTACCATTAGAAGGTTATCAGACACCTAAGATGCAATATGCTCTTTATAAAGATTATATCGAAAGGTGTAAAAGCAGACTTCCTAATACAGAATTGGATGAGTTTCTAGATGTTCATCTAACAAAAGAATATAAAAATACGCCATATACTTTTGGCCATGGTGATGCTTCATTTGAAAATATTATGAGCGATAAGTATGGTAAAGAAGTTTACTTTATTGACCCCATTCAAGAAGAAGGTTTGTATTCTTCTTGGGTTATTGATTTTGGAAAACTCTATGCTTCATATGAATTAAAAACAGTTGGCTTATCTGATAGATTGGTTGAAAGAAACCTCGCAAAGAACCACCTTTATAAGAACATAAATATAAAGACAATACAAATACATGCGATCGCTAATCTTTGCAGAATGTATTCTTATGCAGATAAAGAATGGCAATTGAAAATTTTGAAGACAATAAAAAACATATGCAACAAGATAAAAAGGTAGGACTTACAGCATCTACATTTGATCTATTTCACTCTGGACATATAGTAATGTTAAAAGAGGCTAAGGGTCTTTGTGATTATTTGGTTGTTGGATTATTAGTAGACCCTACAAAAGATAGACCCGACTCAAAGAATAAACCAGTTCAATCAGTATTTGAAAGGTATGTTCAGGTTTCCTCTTGTAAATATGTTGATGAAGTAATACCATTTGAAAGTGAACAAGATTTAATCGATATGATTTTAACAATAAACCCCGACATTAGAATTGTTGGAGAAGAATATAAAGACAAAGAGCACACTGGAAAAGGACTTTGTAATATTCATTATAATAAACGCAGACATTCCTTTTCCACAAGTGAATTAAGAGAAAGAGTAACCAATGCCTAGAGATTATACATATGCCTCAATCATACCACTTATTGGTGGTGAAACAATCGCAATGCAAAATGCATTTGGTAAAAAGCCAGAATACATTTTATCATATAAGGCCTTTGGTGCCAATGATTCTCAATTGCTACATTACTATAATAATGAAATTCCTTATCATGTATTGGATGAAGGTGGTAGTCATGGCGGTAAAGTAGATGTAGTCAATTCAGTTTGTCCTTGTGCAGGTCTTTCAATGTTGAATACTTCAGCTTCTGCAGATAATGCAGCGAATGATTGGATGTTAGAATCTTCAAGGTATGTTCTTGAGAATGTTCAACCAAAAGTACTATGGGGTGAGAATGCACCAGGTCTATATGGTAACATGGGTAAACCTGTAGTAGAAAAGCTACGTCGTATCGGAGAAGAACTTGGATATACATTTTCAGTTTATAAAACAAAATCAACTCTTCACGGATTAGGTCAAGTACGCAATCGTTCTTTCTACTTCTTTTGGAATGATGAACATTGTCCACAACTCCCTTACTTTACTAGAGAAAAGGAACCTATCGAAGAATGTATTCGTAATGCATTTGTTTCTGATGAGGACCCTATGAATGAAGTGGTTAATAAATCAAAGCCAAGTGAAGACCCTTGGTATCGGTTTGTTCTTGAGGAGCTCGAAGGTGGAATTACTCACGAAGAATTTTATAAGAAACTAAAGAAGTCAACCAATCCTATTAATGTTGTAGAAGATACATGTGGTATTGGCGGGTTTAAGCGAGCTTCAGAATGGTTCAAAGAACAAGGATTAGAAAAACCATCGGCATCTGCTTTACGGATGTATCATAAATTAAAAGATGGTGGTAACATTATGAGACGATGTGTTGAATTAGGAAAGGGTCATACATCGGCATTTGTCGGTCACTTTGCTAAACAACTTGCACACCCCGATGAAGATAGATATATTACAATTCGTGAAGCATTATCTATTATGAAGATGCCAAAGGATTTTGAACTACAAGGTGGTTTAAAAAATCTAAATATGATTTGCCAAAATGTTCCAGTCACAACCGCAACGGACATGGCAGGAGCAGTAAAAGATTATCTTGATGGCAAACTCGATGTTATTCATTCAGAGTTTGTTAGACAAAATAATACAAACAAAACTCGTGAATTTGCTGAAGCAACAAAGAGTTTAGATGAATTTATTGATTGACATCCACGTCAAACTATCGTATAATCGTCAGATATAAAAAATAAAAGAGAGTAACCAAATATGAGTCTATTAGAAAAACTAAAGAAAACGTCAAAGGTAACAGGTACTGCGGTTCTATCGCAATCCAAACTTTTTGAAAAGAAAGACCTTACCTCAACTCCAGTCGGCATGATTAATGTCGCATTGTCCGGTTCACTAGATGGTGGACTTTCATCAGGTCTTACAGTATTGGCTGGTCCAAGTAAACACTTTAAGACATCCTTCGCCTTGTTAATGGCATCTGCATATCTCAAGAAACATAAGGATGCAGTCTTAATGTTCTATGATTCAGAGTTTGGTTCACCCCAATCTTATTTCGAATCTTTTGGTATTGATACCTCCAGAGTCTTGCATACTCCAGTTACCAATATTGAAGAACTAAAGTTTGACATGGTCAATCAATTCAAAGAGATTGATCGCAAAGATCGTGTTATCGTTATTATTGACTCAGTTGGTAATATCGCATCAAAGAAAGAACTTGATGATGCTGAGAACATGAAGTCAGTCGCAGACATGACTCGAGCAAAAGCTCTTAAAGGATTGTTCCGTATGGTAACACCAATGCTAACATTGAAAGATATTCCATTGCTTGCGATTAATCATACTTACCAAGAGATTGGATTGTTCCCTAAACAGATTGTATCTGGTGGTACAGGAATCTATTACTCTGCAGATAATATTTGGATTATCGGCCGACGTCAAGAAAAGACTGGTACTGAAATTACGGGATATGATTTTGTGATTAATGTAGAAAAGTCTCGGTTCGTAAAAGAGAAGTCAAAGATTCCTATTAATGTAACATGGGAAGGTGGTATCAATAAATCTTCTGGTTTACTTGATTCTGCTATTGAAGGTGGATATGTAGTAAAACCAAAAGTTGGATGGTACATGGCTATGAACCCTGCAACGGGAGAAGAGCTCACAGGTAATCTTAGAGCTAAGCAATGTGATGATGCATTCTTTGAATCTGTTATTACAAAGACTGACTTTAAGGATTGGCTAGAGCAAAGATATAAAATTGCTACATCAGCAATCATTCAAGAAAGTGCTGAAGAAGTATCCGATGGAAAAAGTGTATAAAGAAGGCGACGATTATATGATCGTTGATAGACCTGAGCAAAACTATTGCTCCGTTCATCTCATTGATGGCAAGTATTCTGGCGTTATCTATTCGTATGGTAAAGTTGGAGTACCCGCTGAGAGAAGTGATGAACATCGTCTATCATTCATATTTAAAATTGAAAACCCTTTCACATTTACAGAAAAGCAATTAAGAGCAGACCCTGAGTTTAAAAATACCATCGGTGACGTGCTAAGGGATATTATTATAGGTGGTATAGAAAAGAAAAACGAGTATGCAAGAAAAAATTCAAACAGTGATATTGAAGACACTGACACAAAATGAAGACTATTGTCGACAAGCCCTTCCACATTTAAAGCCTGAATATTTTGAAGAAGAACATAAACCAGTCTATCAATTATTTCTAGACTTTATCGGTAAGTTTAATAAACTGCCAACATCGGCAGTTCTTAATATCGAGTTTCAGTCATCTACCTTTGTCAATCGTCAAGATGCAAATGAAGTGATCGGACTGATTAACGATATGGATCGTCCAGTTGAAGTCGATATGAATTGGCTATTAACTACGACTGAACGTTGGTGTAAAGATCGAGCAATCCATCTAGCGATTATGGAATCGATCGCTATTATTGATGGACGTGATGCAGATAAACAAGAAGGAGCAATACCAGAAATATTACAGAAAGCTCTGGCTGTTTCATTTGATGCAAACGTTGGTCACGACTATATTGAGAATAGTGAAAACCGATTTGACTTTTATCACGAAAAAGAAGAACGTATACCTTTCAATCTTGAAAAGCTAAATGATATTACAAAAGGTGGAGTAACAAACAAGACCTTGAATATTATTCTAGCCGGTACAGGCGTTGGTAAATCATTGGCAATGTGTCATCTTGCGGCTGATGGCTTAGAGCAAGGAAAAAATGTATTGTACATTACTTTAGAAATGGCTGAAGAAAGAATTGCTGAACGTATTGATGCTAACTTAATGGATGTTCCTATTGATCAGATTGAGACTTTACCTAAACAATTGTTTGAGACTAAAGTTGGAAAGATCAAAGCTAAGACTAATGGTAAACTAATCATTAAAGAATATCCAACTTCAACCGCTCATGTCGGTCACTTTAGAGCATTACTAAATGAGCTCAAACTAAAGAAGAATTTCAAACCCGATATGATTTTCATTGATTACATTAACATCTGCGCTTCATCGCGAATCAAAGGTCTTGGTAGTTCAGTGAATACATATTCTTTGATTAAAGCTATCGCAGAAGAACTTAGAGGATTGGCTGGAGAATTTAAGGTACCAGTGTGGTCGGCAACTCAGGTTACTCGAACTGGATTCGCAAATACTGACGTGGAGTTAACTGACACTGCAGAATCCTTTGGGTTGCCAGCCACAGCTGACCTTATGTTTGCTCTAATCTCAACAGAGCAACTCGAGGGCATGAATCAAATAATGGTTAAACAATTAAAAAATCGATATAATGATCTGACACAAAACAAAAGATTTGTACTCGGAATTGACCGACCAAAGATGAGATTATATGATGTCGATGATTCAGCCCAGACACTGCAGGATGGTGGATCTGCCCCTCGACCATCATCGGCGAATGGAAGTGACTTCTCCGGCTTCACGGTGTAAGATTATACTGTGACATAATGTCTCTGTTTTTTATGCATTTTTTATGTATTTTGGCTCATTTTGTTCTTTACATTTCACTGTATATATAGTATTATTATGAATATGGTAAAGATAATAAAGCTAAAAGCAAAGACAAAACTCGGCTCTCAGAAGCTGAAAAATCACGGAGATACATGGTCCGTTTTATCCGAGTCAACCAAATATATGGTTGCTAAATCAATGACATCTAATCTTGAGCGATTAATGCAGATTCCAGCTGACGAACATTTCGAGATAGTCAGTGTTAGTGATATAGGTTAATGGTTCTAGATATCAAAGGTTCAACACAGCGGAAGCGACAATTGGTCGCCGAAGCTGCATGTTTTTACAAAGATATATTAATGCCACGAATGAAGACATTATATATCGATATCCAGCTGAGCCCTCACTATGAAGAAAAAACAGAGTCGAGTGGCGATTGTATTTGGGAAGACACTAACAGATTTTCAAGAGAGTTTACTATCAATTTAGATTCACGAGATACAGATTCGATGATCGAAACTCTGGCTCATGAGATGGTTCATGTAAAACAATGGGCTCGAGGTGAGATGCAAGACATCTACGATGATAATGATGGCAGCCCTAAAAAGACCCGTTGGAAGAGCCAATTTATCAATATTCGTAATGTCAAATATAAAGACTTACCATGGGAGAAGGAGGCAAACCGAGTAGAAAAAATGCTATACTCTCAATGGTTGCTTCATTTGAAAGAAAAAAAATTATAAATAGAGATACTAAATGACTTAATGGGTACTCTGATTATATGGGAATAAAGCTATCATTCTTTGACATAGATGAAACGGTGTTTCATTCTTTTGCGAACGTGATTGTTCGCGATAGTAGCTCGAAGAAAGTCATTGAGAAATTGCCAAATGACGAGTATAATAGTCATGTATTGGGTGATGGAGAAGAATATGACTTTTCAGAATTTCAAGATGCTAAGTTCTTTAAAGCATCATCCAAAGTTATTAAGGGAACATTAAAGGTTCTCAAACAACAATTTGCTGCAGGAGATATGATTATCTTTCTAACTGCTCGTTCTGATATGGACGATAACGCAGAGTTTAAGGATACATTTCGTAAACAAGGAATTAAGGTAAACGACAAAAGAGTTCGTTTTGAATTAGCAGGAAACCTTAAGATTGGACCAATACCACAAAGAAAGATGTACATTATTGAAAAGTACATAAAGAGATATGACAAAGGTAAAGGCATTGATGAAATACGAATTTACGATGATCATAAAGAAAACGTTAGAATATTAGATCAAGTTGCTAAGAAAAATAATCACATAAAGTTTTCAAAGTATTTAATCAAAGATGGCAAGATTATAAAATTTGGCCAACTCAATAAGAAAGAAAATATGAAAAGTTTTAAAGAACATGTCAAGACTGAAGAACAAGAGTTAAAGGAATTATTTGGCGCTATACCATTTGATATTAATTATTTAAAATGGTCTGCTAAACATGGTGGACAAATCCCCAAAGGTAAAGACACATGGAAGTTTGACTATAAGGTTCCTGTTCGTTCGATGGGTAATATGGTTTTGGACGACGGAGATTTTTCATTTAAAGGATTATTTAAAAAAGCAGTTCAAGCTCTAGTAAAACATTTAAAGATATCAGCTGGACCAAAAGGAATTATTAAACAAGCAAAGGTAACGCTAAAACCGTGAACTCATTTAAAACATATCTCTCAGAGGCAACCTCTGGAAAAAATACTCACATGACCCACATTGAGGATCGTGTGATATATGCTGGTGTCAAAGGAGCGCGAGAAGCAATCTTTGCATTACGTTCTTTAAGAGATATGTTAGCTGGTAATTCTAAAACAGCTACTAATGTAACAGTCAAATGGGACGGAGCCCCTGCAGTATTTGCGGGTATCGACCCGAGCGATGGTAAATTCTTTGTAGCGAAGAAAGGTATCTTTAATAAGAACCCAAAGGTATATAAATCAGAAGCAGATGTTCGGGCTGATACGTCTGGTGATCTCGCAGATAAACTATCTATTGCATTTAATGAATTAAAAGACCTTGGAATCAAAGGAGTAATTCAAGGAGACATAATGTTCACCAAAGGAGATGTGGCTAAGGAGTCTATTGATGGTGATGCGTTTTATACATTTCAGCCTAATACAATTGTTTATGCGGTGCCGGTCAATTCAGAATTAGGTAAGACTATATCAAAGGCTAACCTTGGAGTAGTCTGGCATACAACATATACAGGAAAAGATTTTGAATCAATGAAAGCTAGCTTTGGAGTTAAACTTGGTAGCCTGAAAAAGAAAAAGAGTGTATGGTATCAAGATGCAGAATATCAAGATATGTCTGGTACTGTGACATTTTCCGATAAAGATACTAAGGAAGTGACCGAGGCATTATCGAAAGCAGGAAAGATATTTCAAAAGATTGCAGGAACCACTCTAAGAGAATTAGAAAAGAATGCGGATTTAGCTGGTAAGATTGAAACATTTAACAATACTCTTGTTCGAAAAGGTCAAAGGATTACGAATACAACAAAACATGTTTCTGCTATGTTAAAGTATTTTGATGACAAGTTTGCAAAGGAGAAGGACAAAAGATCATCCGTCCGAGGTAAAGACGTTGTTGATGCTAAGAAGAAAGAGCTTCTAAAATTCTTCTCACCATCTAACAAAAAGAATCTAATACTAATGTTTGACTTGATGAATGCGATTGTCGCTGCTAAGTTGATTATTATAAATAAACTAGATAGAGTAAAACAGATTGACACTTTTGTCCGAACCAAAAATGGTTTTAAGGTGACTGGGTCAGAAGGTTTTGTTGCTATTGATAAGAGTAAAGGCGGAGCAGTAAAATTAGTAGATAGATTAGAATTTTCAATGAATAACTTTTCAAGTGATGTAATAAAGGGCTGGGAAAAATGAAATCATTTAAAGAAATAACAGATACAGATTTAAAAGAAGTAATGTCTAGACAGGCAAGACGCAAACGTGGCATGATGATGAAACGTATGGCGAAACGTATTGCCAAGAAACGAAAAATTTCGATGAAGAAAAAAGCTCCGATGGCTGTTCTAATGAAGAGAGCCAAGAAGGCAGCTCGTAATAAATTAGCTGGAAAGATTTTAAAAGGAAAAGACTTATCTAACCTTACTATTAAAGATAGAGAAAGACTTGAGCTTAAATTAAAAGGAAAGGGCAAGAAGATTACTCAGATTGCTAGAAAGCTTCTTCCAACAATTAAGAAAAGAGAAACCGAACGAGTAAAAAGTATGAGACAGAAAACAGGCGGAGATAGAAAAGATGAATCATTTAGTGACTTTGTTTGTAACACACTATATGATCATAAAATCGAAGAGGCTCAATATCAAGGTAAAGATGTTAAACTGAATGATCCAATTCGAACATCAGAAAATCCTAATAAGAAATTTAAAGTATATGTAAAGAACGCAGAAGGTAATGTGGTAGTTGTCAGATTCGGCGACCCCAAGATGAGCATCAAAAGAGATGACCCTGAGCGTAGAAGTAATTTTAGAGCAAGACATGGATGTGATAATCCTGGTCCAAAATGGAAAGCTAAATACTGGTCATGCTATCAGTGGAGAGCTGGTGCAAAGGTTGATAACTAAATAACATGAAGATTAATTCGTTTAAACAGTTCAATGAAGATAAAACCAAAGAAGTAGTATTTACTTTTGGTCGATTTAATCCGCCGACTGTTGGTCACGAGAAGTTAATCAAAAAGGTTGTGTCTCAATCTTCTGGTAATAACTTTAGAGTTTATGTATCACAATCAGATGACCCTGCACGCAACCCTCTTAAATACAAAGAGAAGGTTCAGTTAATGAGAAAGATGTTTCCTAAGTATGGACGAAACATCATCTTTAACAAAAAGGTAATCAATGTTTTTAATATTCTTGTAGACCTATATGACCAAGGATTCAGAAGTGTAACAATGGTGGTTGGTTCTGACCGGGTTCCAGAGTTTAAAAGGTTAATGAGCCAGTATAACGGAAAGAAAGCAAAGCATGGATTCTACGATTTTGATAGTATTAATACTGTTTCAGCTGGTGATAGAGACCCAGATGCTGATGACGTATCTGGCATGTCGGCTTCAAAAATGCGAGCTGCAGCCAAGGGTGGAGATTTAGATTCGTTTTCTAAAGGGTTACCAAAAGGATTTGGCGATAAAGTTGGAGTCTTTAATCTTCTTCGCAAGAGAATGGGGTTGAAAGAGATGGTTAACTTTCGTAAACATATTGACCTTGGAGTTCATTCTGTATTAAGAGAAAAGTATATTAGCGGAGAAGCATTTAGAAAAGGTGATCCTGTAGTTTGCGTTAGAACTGGAACCAAGTTTAATGTTAATGAAAGAAAGTCCAGTTTTGTTACAGACTCTTCTAATAACAAATATTGGATAAAAGATTTAATTGAAGTAAAGCAAGACCAAGATATCAAAAAGAGAAAGGGTTCTCAACCTGCTAAGTATTTTGCAAAAGATGCTGATGGCGATGAGATGTCAAAGTCGACCAAGTCAAAGAGAGCTGCTCATTTTGCAAAGGGTGCAAAGAAAGATGATGATGATAAGTCAGCATATAAACCTGCACCAGGAGATAAAGGAGCAGATACTAAACCATCTAAACATACAAAGAAATTTAAACAAATGTTTGGTGAAGAAGACAATCCTCGTATTGCAAGAAAGAAAGGTCAGCCTGCTAAGAGTAAGAAACACTCAGACTTATATACGGATGAAGACCCTAAAGGTACAATAAAAGGATTAGGATTTAAAGACGTCGAGACAGCAAAATCATCGGTATCTAAAATAAAAGGTTCAGGTCGTTCTCACGCTCATAAGATTCAAGCAGCAATTGCTATGGAACAAAGAGCAAAGGTTATGGGTAAAAAGGCTGAAGCTGCAGTTTATCGTTCATTCATTAATGATATGAAAAAGAAAACTCAGGCTAAAAATGAAGCTTATGAGATAGGAACCGACAAATATGTTAAACATACAAAAGAGGTAACTCCAGGTGAGTTAGACGAAAAGCTAATTACTTTTGCTAAGAAGGCATATCCTAAATCAGGTAATGTATTGATTCTTGCTGGAGGAGCTGGTTCAGGTAAAGGATATGTGCTCAACAATCTTATCGGTATGGAAGGAAAGGTGTTTAATGTAGATGATTTAAAAAGTCTTGCATTACGTGCTCCTAAGCTGAGAAAGAGAATTAAAGATGAGTTCGATATCGACATGTCTCAACTTAGTCTATTAAAAGGAAAAGATGTTGCGACATTACATGATATTGTATCTTCTGAGTTGAACCTTCCTAATAAAAAAATGGCTGCATTCTTTGCAGATGTAATATTTAAAGACCCTAAGGATAAACCAAATGTTATATTTGATGTTACTCTTAAAGATCTGTTTAAACTTAAGAGTATAACCTCATTAGTTCAGAATGCAGGCTATGATAAAAAGAATACTCATATTGTATGGGTAGTTAATGATATCGAAGTTGCTAAAGTTCAGAACAAAGACCCTAAACGTGGTCGGGTTGTACCAGTTGAAATTTTAGTCAATACTCACCGAGGCGCATCTCAAACAATGTTAGATATTGTAAAGATGGGTAAAGGCCTTAAGTCATACATGGATGGTGATATTGTATTTGCCTTTAACAAAATCAATGTAGACTCTGCTATTGAGGTATCTAAAAGAGGTGGCTCATATATTAAAGATGCAGACTATTTTTATGCAAAACGAGCAGGTAAACAACCAGAATCGTTTAATAATATAGGTGATAAAGTCCTAAATAAGATACAGGGCTACGTACCTAATGCCAACACTTGGACCCTAGAATAATATGGATATCAACTTCGAACAATTTATATGTGAAAACCCTGAAGCTTCTCTCAAGAAGAAAGCAGATAAGACGGGGATTCCTTTTGGTATATTAAAACAAGTATTTAATCGTGGTAAAGCTGCCTGGAAAACAGGACATAGACCAGGAACTAACCCAGACCAATGGGGTCATGCTCGAGTTAATTCATTTGCTACAAAGAGTAAAGGAACTTGGGGTGGAGCAGACAAAGATTTAGCAGCAAAAGTAAGAGGATAATATGAAATCATTTAAAACATATCTTTCAGAAGGCGCTGGTCTTTGGGCTAATATTCATAAGAAAAGAAAATCAGGCAAGAGAATGAGAAAGCCTGGTGAAAAGGGAGCTCCCACTAAAGCAGATTTTAAAAGAGCTAAAGGAGAAGAAGTTGAAGAAGCAGTTAAGTATATGAATATGAACCAACTCAAAAAGGAGTTGAAGAAAGAATATGGTGCTAAGGCAAGCACTCTTAAAATCGTAAAGATTAAAGGAGGAGTATCTATCCAGACACCAGGTGGACAAGAACTTGAAAGGTATAACAATGTACCTAAGTTAGGATTCACAGTCTCAGAAGGTAAAGGACCACCCGAATCATTTGAAGCTCAATTTAAAAGAAGAGTTGTTGCTACCACAAAACCTGAGCATAAAGAAAAAGGATATAAGTGGCGTATTAAAGGCAAAGATCGACCAAACATTTCAATTAAACTATATAAATCAAAACCAGATTTTGCTGAATTTAAAAAGCAACTCAAAAGAGTAGCCGGACATGAATTTGGTTAATCTTATAAATAGATATTAAATAACCTATGGGAACACTGAATATGACCAACGCAGACAGACTACATCGCATTGAAGACAAGATAGATAAACTTGGTGATGCGGTAGTTTCAATTGCCCGCGCCGAAGAAAAATTAACAGGGTTAGAACAACTCTCTGTTGATTTACATAGGAAGATTACAGATATCGAAGAAAGACTACGATGTGTCGAGGATTCTTTAGGTAAAGCTAAAAGTGAGCTAAATGTAATTAATAAAGTATTTTGGATTGCCTTATCCGCATTTGTTACCGGTGGAATTGCAATGATGATATTCGGTAATGGACTAAGCATGTTATAAACAAGGAAAACAATTATGTTAGAAGATAAATTAACTAAAGAAATCGCAGAAGCTGCAAAAAAAGTTATGCAACGCGAAGTCGAAGAGCCCAGAGCAAAGGGTGAAAAAGATTTCAAAGCTGCGCATAAAGTCGATAAGAAAGCAGACCCTGAGCAAGACCCAAAGAACTATAAGTTCAAGATGAGTGAAGGTAAAATGAAAGACCTTCATGGTTTGATCGCTAAGGGAATAAAAGACCCTAAGAAGATTATGAAATCGCTAAAACTACCGGATACACCGGAAGTTACTAAAGCTATTGCATCTCTCATTAAGGGAATGAAAGTTGAAGGTCTTGACCCAGTAAATAAAAAAGCTGTCGTTAAGCAATTCACGAAACGCAAAGATAAAGATATCGACAATGATGGCGATGTAGATGACTCAGATGAGTACCTACATAAGAAAAGACAGGCCATCTCTAAAGCTACTAAAGACGAGGATAAAAAAAAACTAGAGAGTGCTAACTTCTCTGAGTTTAACCTCGAACCTACATCGACTGAACTCGATGAGGCATGTGAGTTTGTACTTGAACATGGTGATATAACAGATCTTTCTGATGAGCAGCTTGACGAGGTTGTCAAAACGGTTGCTACTGCTATCGGTAAGGGAATCGGATCCGCGGCTAAAAAGGTAGCTAATAGACTATCTACATCAGGTCGTGCAGATGCTGCAGAAAAAAGAGCTGATAAAGTAGATAAGAGAATAGCGGACAAACAAAGACTGTCTAAAGCTAAAGACCGAATCCGTAAAGCTAAGGAAGATCAAAGGGCTGATAAGGAAAAGGAAAGAAAAGCTCGTGATTCTGAAAAAAAGGCAGCTCAACAAGATAGAGATGATTCAAGGAATGAAATGTATGACCCTAAAAAAGACCACACAAAAGACCCTAAAAGTCACATTAAGTTTAATAAAGAAACTAAAATGTATTGTGTGTATGATATGAAAGGGAAAAAAGTAGCTGAGTTTAAGACAAAAGAAGAAGCCGAAAAATACGCAGTTAAAAACCACGATTCACTAATGAAAGAATCGGTTAATCTTGAAGAAAAGAATGATGCTCTTTATCTAATCTATAAAGATAAGATCAAGGCCATGCAAGTTAGAAACTTTATTAAGAAGACTTATAGAAATAGCTCAGAAGTGGAGATGGCTCCAATGGATAAAAAGAATTTTGGTGTATCGGTATTTTCTGATAGAGGCGATGCTAAGAAGATTAAAACAGCTGTTGATAAGAAGTTCGGTAAACCTGATGACTTTATGTTAGAAAACATTGGTGTAAAAGATGGACGTCGCGTAGTAGTTAAAGCTTTAACTAAACCAGCTGCATTAAGACTTCAGAAGAAACTGAGAAATAAATTTAGCTCCATTACTTTTAATGTTGATAAGTCTGGTCTTAGCATCATTGTTCCTAATGAAAAGCCTATTACCCGCTATCTTCAAAAACAACCTGAGGTTGATAAGATCGGTGAGTGAAATGGTATAAATAATTTTAATGAAACTATTTGATGAGCTTAATCGTGAAAACTTCGAAATGTATGCGAGTAAATATTACAATAACCCGTGTTGTTTAGATGTTAACGATTTTTATGAAGACTTAGCCAGATTTAAATATATTATTCGATTGTTGAGAAAATATCGTGATACGGGGAATATTCAAGAACGACTTATTCTCAACCACGTGATTTGTATATATAATGTATTTGAGACTAATGCAGCCAATAGAATGATGTTCTATCGGATTGAGAAAACCCTTTGGCCAACAATAAAAACATTTTTACTTTACTTAAACTATATACCAGAAAAACAATATCAAGACGTAGGAATTGACGTGAAGATAGCAAAGAGACTACAAGATTTATAATGGGATTTTTAAAAGGACCAGATTTTTTTTTATTCATTAAGGTTTTTAAGATTACTTACAATGCCTTATGAGAAAACCGCCGCCTTCAAAGTAGGAGTTATTGATAAGGATGGCAAAAAAAATAAAAACACCAGAGACGTCCGACGAAAGAGGCGCATATAACACTTTCCACAAACTCGTATTCAATATCAGACGACTACTAGCTAAAGTACCCGCAGGTAAATCAGCAATTGCTCGATACGCAGCCGCACTATTCCTTATCAAAGATCATTTAAATATATCTGATAAGTCAATGGCTAAAGTATTAAAGGAGGCAACCGGAATTGATTTATCGCCGCTATCATTGCAGGAGTCACAAAGTCAATGGTATCTTACAGAAGATGGGAATAAAATACAAAAAGGTAAATATGCATTGACCCGTGACATTGCATTACCAAGTACTGGAGATATTCTCGCTAAAGAAAGTACTATGGTAAGTATCATGGAACATGAGCCAGTTGGTTCAGTTTTCGGTATAGCTATATTCGAAGCACTACACATTAAAACAAATCAACATATATATGTTACACAAGAAGATATATGTCGATAAAGTTTAAAACATTCAAAGAGATGGCTGGGGCTACAGGGGCAGGTTCTTTAGGAGCTTTACCTGATACCAAGCTGCTTAAGAAAAAGGGAAAACAATTTGATGTTCCCAGTGAAGTGTTTAAAAGATTCCAAACAGGTAGAAATAAGTTTGAGAGATGGTCAAAGTTTCTCAACCTTGAAGATGACAATCAAAAGTCAATCTATGATTACGCTGCAAGGAATCGAGACTCCAGCATTATACTGAGAGATGAAACAACCGGTGCACTAAGAGCAATCCGGCCAAGATCGAGTAATAGATTGTAAATTGTCTTTACATCTTTAACGATCTGGTATAATATATCCTATAACAACAAATTTAAAGAGAGTAGTGTAATAAAATGGCGTCAATATTTGAAGAACAGGTTTCAAGAAAACCAGATAACTATCCGTGGACAGAACAGTTCATTGAAGCAATGCATAATGGATTTTGGACTGATAAGGAATTTTCCTTTACATCAGATGTTCAAGATTTTAAAGCGAACATAACCGAGCGAGAACAAGAAATGGTTGTTAGATGTCTGTCAGCAATTGGACAGATTGAAGTAGCAGTCAAAACATTTTGGGCTAATGTCGGTCAGAATTTACCTCATCCGTCGATTACCGATCTTGGTTATGTGATGGCAAATGTAGAGGTGATTCATAATAATGCGTATGAGCGACTATTAGAAATTTTAGAAATGGAAGACATTTTTGAAAAGAACATGGAGCTTGATATTATTAAGAATCGGGTCAAGTATTTGCGTAAGTATAACCATAGGTATTATAAGGATTCAAAGAAACAATTCCTTTATAGTCTTATCTTGTTTACTTTATATGTAGAGAATGTTTCGTTGTTTAGCCAGTTCTATACTATCAATTACTTTAACAGATTTAAAAATGTATTAAAAGATACCTCTCAACAAGTAGCATATACTTCTCGTGAAGAAATGTTACATGCTCAGGTTGGTATTAAACTAATCAATACAATTAGAGAAGAACATCCAGAGTTGTTTGACGAAGAGCTTGAAGAAAGAATCGCATCAAGTTGTGCTGCAGCTTTTAGTGCAGAGGCAAAGATTATTGAATGGTCAGTAAATGGATATGAATCAGAATATCTCAGTTCACCGATCATGCATAACTTTATTAAGAACAGACTCAATGAATCTCTTGAAGCTATTGGATTTGAAAAGCAATATGAGATTGATGAAATTTTATTAGAGAAAACAAAGTGGTTTGACGAAGATGTACTGGGTAATACTGCTACAGACTTCTTCCATAAGAGACCTACTGAGTATTCAAAGAAAGATAAAAGCTACGACGCAGACGACTTATTTTAAAGAGTATAGATATATTATGGAAAAGTATTATTGGTTAAATAATGATTCACGCACATTCTTAAAGCGTGGTTATATTGAAGGTGAACAGACGCCCGAAGAAAGAATTAGACAGATTGCTCTAGCAGCACAACGTCAATTAGGAATCAATGGATTTGCTGATAAGTTCGAAGACTATATGTCTCGTGGATGGTTCTCTTTGGCATCACCTATTTGGTCTAACTTTGGATTGAAAAGAGGTTTACCTATCTCTTGTTTTGGTTCTTATATTGGTGATACCATGGACTCTATTCTTACGGGAGTAGCTGAAGTTGGTATGATGTCAAAGATGGGTGGAGGAACTTCTGCATATTTTGGAGACCTTCGAGCTCGAGGCGATGAGATTAGTACAGGTGGTAAATCATCTGGTCCAGTTCACTTTATGGAGTTATTCGAAACTGTTACTAATGTAGTATCGCAGAGTAATATTCGTAGAGGGTCATTTGCTGGATATCTTCCTATCGATCATGGCGATGTATTAGAGTTTCTTTCAATTAGAAATGATGGTCACCCAATTCAAAACATGTCATTTGGTGTTACTATTACTGATAAGTGGATGAAAGATATGGTTGATGGTGATAAAGACAAAAGAAAGGTTTGGGCAAAAGTAATTCAAAAACGATTTGAGTCTGGCTATCCTTATATTCTATGGAGTGATACTGTCAATAAGAATAAACCACAGGTTTATAAAGATAACCGAATGAAAATTCATGCGTCTAATCTTTGTTCAGAAATTTGTTTATCAACCAATGATACAGAATCATTTGTGTGTGATCTTTCATCTATGAATCTATTACACTACGATGATTGGAAAGACTCAGATGCAGTTGAAACTCTTGTCGCTTTTCTTGATGCGGTTATGTCTGAATTTATCGAGAAAGCTGAAAAGGTACCTTATCTTCATCGCGCAGTTGAGTTTGCAAAGAACCAAAGAGCTCTAGGAATCGGAGTACTGGGTTGGCATTCCTTTTTACAATCGAAGTCAATAGCCTTTGAAAGTATGGAGGCTAAGATGTTAACATCACAGATATATAGTATTATTCAAAAACATGCAGATGCTGGAACTGAGAACCTGGCTAAAGAGCTGGGAGAACCACCTCTATTGAAAGGATACGGAAGACGCAATGTTACTACAATGGCTATTGCTCCTACAACATCAAGTTCATTTATTCTAGGACAAGTATCACCAAGCATCGAACCATTGAATAGTAACTACTTTGTGAAAGACTTAGCTAAAGGTAAATTCACATATAAGAATCCACATCTAATTGAAGTACTTAAGAGCTATGGACACAATACTGCTGATGTATGGAAATCTATTCTTGTCACAGGCGGTTCAGTACAACACCTTATGTTCTTATCTGATCACGAAAAAGAAGTATTTAAGACCTTTGGTGAGATAAGTCAAAAAGAAGTTATTATACAAGCAGGTATACGACAGAAATTTATTGATCAGGCTCAGTCTCTTAACTTAATGGTTCACCCAAAGACTCCATTGAAAGATGTAAATCAATTATTGATCTTTGCATGGGAGCAGGGAGTAAAAACACTTTACTACCATCGAGGTACAAATCCATCACAGGAACTATCTCGTAATCTTTTAAATTGTGCATCCTGCGAAGGCTAAGTTTATGGACGAAGAAGAAGTATTATATTGTAAAGAATGTTCGGCTCATTTCATAGTTAATTATGAATACGACGAAGAAGCTGATGATTTTCCTGCACCAAGCTATTGCCCATTCTGTGGGAATCCTGTATTAGGCGATGAATATGATCGCGAGTTAGATGAGCAAGAATATGACGATTAGTTAGACTCTATAAATAAATCTATGAGTGAGTGGATTTACGAAAATAAAGTCTTTACATCTGAAGAGATTTCTGATAATATAGGATTTGTATATGAGATTACAGATACCGAAAATGGAATGAAATACATTGGTAAGAAGAAGTTCTGGTCAAAGGTTACTCGGCCACCTTTAAAAGGAAAGAAAAATAAAAGACGATCAGTAAAAGAGTCAGATTGGAAAAAGTATTATAGCTCAAGTGAAAAAATAAAAACTCTTGTAGAAGATACAGGTGGCTTGAGATTTGAAAGAAGAATTATTAGACTTTGTAAGAGTCTCGGTGAAATGACATATTATGAAATGAAAGAACAAATTGTCCGAGATGTTTTATTTAAACCAGATGAATATTATAATGCCTTTGTTGGCGGTAAAATACATAGAAAGCATGTGTTAAAATGAGTGAAGAAAAAATAAAAATATATAGCGAATATGTACCAGAAAAGGTATGTAAAGAATTGGTAGAACTCTTTGATGAGTCTACAGAAGATGGTGGACAAAGACAATATGTCCGAGGTGAAGACCTACAATGTATCCGACTGAATATGAAAAACATGATGGATCAAAAGTCAAAAACACCTTGGACTGTATATACAAAAGCCTTTGCCAAAAGTATGCGAGAAGTATACTCAAAGTGGTGTGAAGATACTGGAACTAAACCAGATGCTCGAGTTGCTCTAGAAGTTCCTAATGTAGATAGATACGATCCCCAGTTTGGAATACACAATTCAACAATATTTAAAAAGAATCGATTATTAACAATCCACTTTTATTTGAATACTATACATGAAAAAGGTGATACTGTATTTACTGAATTTGGTAAATCTGTCAGACCGATGATGGGTACAGCTATTGCATTTCCTGCTACAAAGGAATATAACTTTAAGGACCATGGACCAAAAGATTATATGAAATATGTTGTTAAAGGACATGTAATTAAAGGATAAAAAGTATTGACATCTGGTCAGAAATAGGATATAGTATATACTATGATAATTATAGATTATAGCGCAATCGCAATGGCAGCATTTTTCGCTCGTGGATCGTCTTCAGAAGAGGGTATGCTACGACATTTTATTCTTAACTCGGTTCGTATGAACAATGTTAAGTTCCGCGAAAAATATGGAAAGATGGTAATAGCAATAGATGACAGGAGCTGGCGAAAAGACGTCTATTCTGCATATAAGGCAAACCGAAAGACAGGACGAGATAAGAGTGATGTTGACTGGGAAACAGTATTCAATAATTTTTCGAAGGTAAAAGATGAGTTGGCAGAATTTTTTCCATACAAGGTAGTTCAGAC